ATGATTCTCCGTCCAGTGGAACTCAATGAAGCCAGTCTTTTTCCTGTCGGCGGGGAAATGCTCAGTCAGGTTATCCTCGAAGCTTGCTTGGCAGCGGCGGAGCACAATTACGAGGAAAGGGAGCACGTTCACGAGAAGCGATTCCTGGAAATGATCGCTTTAGCCATCCGAAATGACATGGAACGGTCAAGTCCGACAAGTTTAGGACCAGATGCACCCCGCGGAGAGTATGGAAATCGTAGCGTTTTCGATTATGATTACCGTAGCCGAGAACAGCGAATTGGACGGTTGACAATTGGAGGACAGATTCAGTGACAACACAGCGATACAGTGCTCATATTCCAGCGGTGACGATTGGAACTACGGTTGCCGCAAGTGCAGCGATTGATTTCAGCAGTTCCGAAATCGGGAGGGTGCATATCCCTACGGGTTCGTCTCTGACGACGCTGAACTGGTATGCTAGCTTGACCGATGATGGGGTTTACACCCAAGTCAGGGACGGCTCGAATGCTGACGTCACGTCGACCGTGGCGGCAGGGTTTAACTATGCGTTCCCCGCGGCTTTGATTGGCGCAAGGTTTGTGAAGATCGTCGGCAACGCTGCGGGTGTTGCTGGAATTACCATGAAAGATTGATTCTTTACTCAAAGGAGAGTAGCTATGTCCTCTGGACACACGATTTTGAATGATATGCTTCGAGCTTTCAGCAATAGCGGTCCTGGTTTGGTTCCGTTGATCGCTACGGCGACTGGAACTCGAATGCCTGACGAGCGGCTGATTCAGATTGTCATCCCAACTTGGGGTGCGGCAGACAACATCTTGATTCTTCCGAATCCAGAGCCAGGAAAGGTGGTCGTTGTTGCCGGCGCGGCAACTGGAGGCGAGTTGCGAACCACGGCTCCAGCAACAATTGCGATCAATGGCGGCACTGGCGCTGCTGCTGAGTCGGCTGTTGCTGCCAACCAGATGGTCATTTGCATCTGCGAGTCAGCGACTTCGTGGAAGGCATTTACCATCGCTAGCAACGGAACGACCGCAGGACTCGAAGCCGCAGCGTAATCGTTGACATGACAACCAAAGAGATACTATTCCCATCGGGTGTGAATCGACGCTTCTCATTTCGTCAAGAAGTGGGCAGGCGCGATCGGTATTTCAGTCCTTGGTCTGTCAATTGTCGCATAGAGGACTTCCAGGGTCGCCTTCGTGGAGGATCTTGGTCGCCTACTGCTGCTGGGTCGGTTCCTGCAACGCAAAGCAACTACTTTGCGACCGGGGGTAATTCGATCGTCGATGGCAACGGAAATCGCATCGTTGCGAGCTCTGGTGTTGCTGCGGTCCATAGTGGCGGGGTTGTCTACGTCGATCCAGGATCGAACGCTCCGGCGTCCCACGGTGCTCAATGTGTTTATCGCGATCGATTCATCCGTCCTTCGGGAAGGATTATCTTTGCTAGCCGGCAGGGAGTTTACACTGATTGGTCGTTGAGTGCTGACGTCAGCGACATGGCTCGACCGTTCGTCATCCAGTTGTCTGAGGCTGGAGAGATCGGAACTGACATCGTGGCACTGATTCCGCACAAGGATGCTTATTTGTTGGCGGCAACGAGCGGTTCGCTTTGGGTGGTTCAGGGGGATCCGACTGCCGATGGGACGTTGCGAAACGTTTCTCGAAAAGTCGGCATAGTGGGTCCGAAGGCTTGGTGTCGTGATCACCTTGATCGGTATTACTTCCTGTCGTCGCATGGTCTTTACACCGTGTCGGCGTCTGGTGAAGGGTTGCAAGCGATCTCCGAGGATGTTGTCCCTGAGCAACTCACAGGGGTTGCCGATGCGTCCACGGTGCTGGAATACGACCACGAAACTCGATCGGTGCGCATTCACATACCGTCAGCGGCAGTTTCCTGGATGTTCGATACTGAGCGCATGGGGTTCTGGCCGTTCAAGGTTGGGAACTCCAGTTCGCATGTCGCTCTGGGTCCGATCCAACTCGGGAACAGCAACAGCTACGGCAGGCTGATTCAGTTGCATGGCGTCATTGCTTCTGGGAGCGTGAATGTCACTTGGCGGGTTATGGTGGCTGATACGGCAGAGCAAGTGAGCATTAACGCCAAAGCGGCGATTGAGGCTTTGGTTGCTGGCACTACGCCATCGAATGTTCACAGTAGCGGCGTTTGGGCGGCTGGTGTAAATCACCGTTGCTACCCTCGCGCCAGGGGGAAATACATGATCCTGCTCATCTCGGCTGCAAGTGGCAACTGGGCGTGGGAAGGGGCGAGTGCAGTGATAGAGCCTTCTGGGGCGTGGAGGTAGATCGTGCCTGATGTGACTTTTGCCGAATGGATTGCTGGATTGCCGGTCGATACGCTTACGGGACCAGAAAAGGTTCCGGTGCTTGATGGCACAACGTCTCGTCATGTCACGGCAACATTGCTTGCCGCATTTGTCGTCGACACGCTTCATCAAGCTCCAGTGATCACAACGGTTGCTGATGCCGACGAATTGAGCGTGTTTCAGTCGGACGTCGAAAAGATCATCACGGCTCAGAACTTTTTCAATTGGGTTGTGGACAAGCTCGAAGCGATCGAAGTCAGTACAACGATCGTCGCTGGTGACAAGCTGGTGTTCAACGACGGCGGCATCCTCAAGCAGATTGACATTGATGACGTCAAGACGTTCCTCAACTCTTCGGCGGTGTCCCTCGGGAACCAAATCGCCAGCTTGTCTGCTGCAACGCTCGCTGACACGGATCAGTACGTCGTTGCGCAAACCACGACTGCACGCAAGACTACATTTGCTGACATCGCGGCTCGGGTGCATGCGCAGTTCTTGGCGTATGTTGCTGGTCTTTCGGCTGTTGCAACGCTCGCTGACGCGGACACGTTCTACGTAAGCGATAGCGGGGTTGCAAGCAAGGTTACGGCGCAAACGATCGCGACCTACGTGCAAGGCAAAGTCGGAGCCAGCGTTGTTTCAGGCGCATGGGACACCTACTCGGCGCTTGGAGCGGCGGCGAACGCAACGGACGTGTTCCTTCTCGAGCGAAGCGGAACAGGTAGGACGGCGACTGGAGCGAATCTCGCGTCATACATCGTAGGGACTCAGGATAGTGCGGCGAGTGCGGGTAGCGGAGTGGCTGGAGACAACTTCCTGATCTTCCGATCGGGAGTGCAGAACAAGATGGATATCGGCCAGTTGGCTACCTATGTCCTGGCGTCTGGCTGGTCGGCAGCAAGCGGGAACCCAGTGGCGACCGGAGATAAAATTACGATCGGTAGGGGCGGTGTGACTTACAGTGTCACGGTCGACCAACTCAAGACGTTTGCTCTCGTAGGAGTGCAGGCGAGCGTGCTGGACCTCACCGGATTGACGAGTGCATCGCTAGCTTCGGGGTCGCTATTCCTGGTCGGGGATGGCTCGACAGCCAAGAAAGCCACTCTGTCGGAACTCGAAACAAAACTCTGGGTAGACTTTCAGACTTACGTGTCTGGACTGACGGCGTTGACGGCACTTGAGGACGCGGACACGTTCTACGTCATCGAAGGAACCACCCCCAAGAAGATCACCGGGGCAAACATTGCTGCCTACATCGAAACTGAGATGTGGGACAAGGCTGATGCGAGTCCTGCGGTTCAGGCTGGTGACGACCTGTGGATGCGACGAAGCACGACGAGCTACAAACTGGATGTTGGAGCTCTTGCCACCTATGTTGCTGGCATTGTGACGAGCAGCATCGACGTTGGTGCGTTGTCGGCAGCAGCACTTTCCGATGGCGACCTGTTCCTCGTCGACGAGGGAGCGACAAATACAAAAGTCACGCTTGCGAATCTGCGGTCGAACTTCTGGGATGCACTTCCAGCTTACGTCACGGGATTGACGGCTGCGACTACTGCGATTGACGCAGATACCCTGTACATGATCGGCACTGGAACCCCTCGGAAGCTTGCCGTTGGCGATTTGTGGGACAGTCGCTATTCGCTCGACGCAAAGGCAATCAAACTCGACGACTTCACGGCTTGCGACGACAACACCGACCTGAACGCTACTTCGTCTGCGCACGGTCTTTTGCCGAAGTTGAGCAACAACACAAGGCAGTTCTTGCGTGGCGACGGGACTTGGGCTCCTTCATCCAGTTCTACAGCAATAGCAACTGCGGCAACTGGAAGCACTTACCTGGATGCGGCAGCGTTGGCAGCAACGAACACAACGTACATCACCTCGGACAGTGCAGCCAAAGGGGTGAAGCTACCAACTGGTGCTCCTGGAGACATCATGGAGGTAATCAACACCAGCGCGACGGCGGCAAAGCTGTACCCTGCAACAACTGGGGTGTTGAACGGTCAAGCAGCAAACGCAGGTGTCGTTATTCCAGCTAGCAAGGGGGTTCGGTGTTTTTGCTCTGCAATTGACACTTGGACGGTGTTTGACATGACAGCCAAAGCTGCGAACGCTTAACGAAAGAGGTGGATTGTGTCGACGGATAATAACGTATCGGTAGTACCAGAGGTTACACCTAACCAGTTTTTTTACGAACTTCCAGACATTGCCAATCCGTTTACCTCGGTTGCGCAATGGTTCACAACCCAAACACTTTCTGACATCCCAGAAAACGTTATGGGGTGGCTTGTCGCACAGGGGTTCGAGATTACAAACATTCGGCAGGACAACACCACCGTCCCTCCGACAAATTACTTCTCGGTTAAGAAGCAAGGATTGTATCCTCCTGGGGTGCTGTTGGCTCTTTGTAACTCCTACACCATCGAGGCAAACAACGCGAGAGATCAGAACCAGGTCAGGTACGCAGAAATACTTGCAAACATGCAGGTGATGGTCGACAGTTCCCAAGTACAATTTGACGCTCAAATCGCCGAGCAAAACGCGCAATCGGGTGTGTTCCTGTCCGACCTTGATGAGTACATGAACGCGATCGAGGCGATGATTAACGACAATCAGGCTCAGATCGTCATCGACGCAAACAACTCGAAGATTGCGCTGGGGGAAATGCTCGATAGGCTTGGAGACCTGGAAACCAATGCCACTGACAACGCTTCGGAGATCGAATCGCTTTTCAACGAACAAGCCACGAACCTGGCGACGTTCGTCAACAATTACAACAGCAAGCTTGCGGAACTCGACCAGAACTTTGCAGCCTACCTGAGCGATGTGTTGTCGAAGATCTCGTCCCACGATGCCGACCTTGATAGCCATATCGCAGACTACAACCAGCAATTTGGCATCCTGGCGACCAATTACACAGCGCACGCGGCTGACATCGCGTCACAACAGGCACAGGTGCAGGCGAACGTTGACATCTACGTTGCGCAAGTAGATGCGATACTCACGCTGCTCGAGACTGACTACGAGCAGGTGGCAGAAGATCTCGATGCGCTCAGCACGCAAACTGGAAGCTTGGTTTCGCAGTATGCGGGAGACTACAACGCGATACTGATTCTGCTTCAAACCGACTACGACACGCACGCTCCGATCGCTCGGAACTTCCTGGTAAACCTCGGACAGACGGATTTAGCCAGGATCAACGAGCAGTTTGCAGGCAGCCTTTCGTCTCAAATGCAAATGCTGGTAAGCAAAGGATTGTACACGTCGACAATTCCGGTCGACATCACGGCTCGCAACACCAGGGACCGTGACGAGAATATCCAAGAACTTAACGACCGCTTGAACCGC